CAAAACCCAGTACATTTGGGCAGTCACTTCTATTGCCTGGCCACACAGTGTAGTTAGTTCCTGGGGGTGGTGGTTGTACAAGAGTGTGTGGGCCTTTTGTTGTCCACTTGCTTGGTCCGACTACATCGTATGCTGTGTCTGGGTTTGTGAAAGAATTGATGACTCGATTTATACAACAGAGTTCTGTTCCTGCTCCTCGAACGAATGATCGAGAAGAGTAAACTGGTGGTCTTGTTCTATTGAATGTTGTTGTGATTTTTTCTACACCCTGGTTATTCGGTCCAAGACAGAAAGCTGGGTGATCACAGAACTCAGGAACTGGATCGTCTTTTGTGAAACTGATAGGGCCAGTAATGGAGGTCAGTACCTTAACCCTACTAATTTCTATCGAGCTGATGAAACCAAGCCCTGCATCTTCTGGGAGGTAGTTGCAAAGAGGGAACTCGTCATCACCTATCTGTGAAGTGTAGTACCAACTATCTTTTACGTCCTGAACTGTGGGTGGTGGTACGGAAGTGGTGCAGGTTAGTATGTCAGGGTCTACAAAGTCTAACTCAGAAGTAAAACTTTGATACACACTGTCGATCCCACCACCAAAGAGTTGAACTGACATCGTAACTCCGATGACGTACACACACTCTGGTGTTCCACCACTCCCACAGATTCTGGAGAATTTCCCGATGGTGACTGTTGCTTGTCCGTAACGAAGTTCAGTAGCTACTACTCGTTCTCCTTTCTCTGTAAGACCACTTGAGGCTCTTCCAGCAAGAATGATTTCAGGGCATTCATTTGTAGGGCACAAGGTGAGTCCTAGAATTGGATCAACATTTATGTACTTTTGTTTTTTCTTTGCTGCTGTCTCTTCACACTTAACTACTTCTGTGACAAGATAGCTCCAGTCACTGGTGCATTGCTTTGCTGGGGAGATTGAAAGATTTACAGTGTTGCTAGCACAACAACCGTTGATCTGCCAGTTAGCATGGTTAAAGCTTACCGTTCCGTTACCCACAGAAAGAGAAAGACCTCCTTCAAAAAGAGTGTCTAATTCTTCCTGTGTGATGCAGCAACCTTCCGGTGGTTCTGGGGGTGTACAACAGTTAGCCAGATCATTGAAACAACTCATGGACATTCCTCGAATACGATTACCCAACGACCACCGATATCATTACATACTACCCGACGGTTAGCAACTACAGCTTTTGTTCTGTGAGGGTTAACCACAAGATCAGAGTAAGTTCCTTTACCAGCAAAGGCTACTGGGTTTCCTCCAGGAACTTCAATGTTTGCTGGCCCTTCTCCTCCTGGGGAGATATTTGCAGTTGTGATAGCTGTCACAGAAGTTTGAGTTCTTCTGCCAAGGCTCACTAAAGCATGACTTTCGTTAGCTTGTAATACCCCGATGATTTCTGCTCGACCTTTTAATCCGTACTTCATCACTCCTGCGACGATATCAATTCCTGTGTAGAATTGAAGATTCGATGTTGGTTTAGTGTTGAGTAGTTTAAGGTATGTCACCCCAGAAAGAAGGACTCGACCGGACTCAGACTGTGTTATCTTGTCGAGGGCAATACCCCATTGTATGTTACTACGATTGTTGGTCGTCCAGTTACTCACAGGTTCGACGTACACCCAAGAATCGGGAACAACTTCTGGATTGCTTCCGAGTGTGTTGTAGACTTCGGAAGGACTTCGTTGTCCTGGCAAGTGATCAGACAACATGACTGGATCATACGTGTTGATGACATCGTTAGCTATCAAACTTCGTGCTTTTACGATCAAGTTTTCTGTCGAGAAAGCAAACCCACCACCGCCAGAAGTTGTAGGTGGTGGTTTGATAAGTTCGTTGACAAACTTTGTCGTAAAGACTTCACGAAGTTTAGTACCTGGTTTAACTGCTTTTCTTGTCATAGTTTGAATGCCGCAAAATCAACAGCAGGGTAATGTTTGAAGATTGTTCTTAAACTAGGAGTTCGAATTATACGTCCAGTTCCCGCCGTTATCCTGGGGGCGTACTCGTAAGATACGATGCTCCACCCAGAATAGATGATAGGTTTGGTCGATGCAGGATTGACTGTCGATGGAAACTCTGGTTCACGTATGACATCGAATTGATTGTCTGTGATGACAATTCGTTTACCGTTGGGCAGTTCGACGAAGGTATCTTCTGGGGTGTTGGTTGATTCTAGTGATTGGTGGAATGAGAAGTTGTTTTTGACTTCAAACTCCAGTGTCACAGGAACTAACTGAAACAAGTCTCCTTCACCAGATGCTCCCAGGAAGATCACGCTTCCGGCAGCAAATCCAAAGAAAGGTAGAAGATTTGTACAGGTTGTCATCCGGCTTAGCCGACGAATGTATGAATACGTCAGCTTAGTCGGAGGCATGTACTGGGTGATTTGGAACTTGAAGGTACGGGTGTAAACCTCAGCACCTTCAATTCCATCTTCACTGTAACCGATCAACCCTGTTTGACCTACTGTGTATGGAGCAACTTCGGATGCTGGTCGGTTGGTAGCAAGTTGACAAGCCAGCACTTTAGCTTTCTGAATCTTCTCGTTGCCGACTGAGGCATTGAAGGAGATTTGAGTAAACTTGGTGCTGTTTTCTTCACCTTGGCTTGGCCCTGTATGTCCTGCTCCATTACCGTTATCTCTGGAAACATCATAGGTTACTCGGATTTCCCAAGTAGACCAGTTGATTTGCTTACCAGTGATATTGGAAGGGTAGAGCAGGACTGCTGAGTCGTCGTCAATCGAGAAGAGAAGAGCAGGAGGTAGTTCAGGAATGAAGATTGGAAGTACGTTTTGTTGAAAGACTTTATCGTCCAACAACAAACTGGTTCCCATCCCAGGAAAACTGGTTGTCCCGGCTTCATCGACGAATCTGTCAGAGACTACTCGAAACACAAGTTCTTTGGTGATGTTTGTTTTGTTGATCGTAAACGATCGAGACTCTCCAAACACTTCTTCAAAGATTATTTGTGAAGGGGTATGGTCGCTTGCCATTCTTGTGCTTCCTCTTCAAGGATTGACTTGAGTTCGTTAGGGTCTTGAAACCGATATCGTTCTTTGATGAATTCTGCTGCAAGTTTGCAGTCGATATCCACCATGATAACTTTATCGGTTTTTTCTTCTTTAATCTCTTGTACTACCGGCACTCTTCCTGGGGAGAAGAAGAACCGGTAGTCGTTGTAGAAGAGTCTAAAGTTTGGACTCTTCTTCATTTGCTTGTCGATCCGTTCTAGCAACAAGTAGGCTAGGTGGGTAGCTACTTCGGTTGAAATCACTGGAGACCTCCATTAAGTCGTAAGAGTCGGTTAGTTTCTTCCTGATTAGTTACTTGCTGTTGCAGCAAATCTTCTTGCTTCTTGGTATCTACTCGGTAGATTGCTCTAGTAGACATTGCACTTCCAGTAAGGGCTTGAAGATATTTAGGCATTTCTGCGGCTACGTTAGCTCCTTGTCCTTTGTCCATCATTGCAGCAAGTTGTTGTTGCAAAGCAAACTTCTGTTGTTCAAGTGCAGCTCTTTCTCGACTGTCGATAATTCCTGGGCCTGTTTGACCAGCAACGATAGTTCGGTTTGCTTGTAGACCGGCATCGGTTGACATGTCGGGTAGCTTGTCGTACAAAGCTTTCATGTCGGCTGGAGTAGTAGTCCTGTTTTGCAGGTTTGCTTTATCCAATCGAGCAGAAACTTCTGCGAGTGCTTGATTCGTTTGTTGGAAGATTCTTTGTTGAACTTGAGCCACCGTCTCTCCCTGGGGTTGGGTGGTTCCTTGCTGTAGTCTAGCCATTTCAGCATCCCGAGCAGCAATACGATTTAGGTACTGGTTTTGTCCTAGTTCGACTTGACCGGACATCCAATCCATCACTGATTTGCTTGCTTGGTTTGAATCTTCTGCTGCTCGTCTACGATTTATAGCGACCATTCCAGGATCGATATTCATCATAGACTCAAATTCTTTAGCTCGTTTCTTACGTTCAATCTCTAGTTGTGCCCTAGCCATTGAACCTCTCATTGAAGCTATCGAGTCTGTAGTAGCAGCGTCTCGTTGAATTGCTTTTCCTCTTTCACCCATCCCAGGAAGTTGTCCGATGATTTGTCCGATGACGTCCTGGAAGGATGCAAGGAATTTCATCAGTTGTTCATGTAGGAAGATTGCTCCTTTGAACAGCCACGTGATGAAGCTGTCTACACCTGTGATGAACATTCTAGCAAAGATTTCGAGACCACCACCACCTCCGTTCATTGCACCAAATATATCGGACAACGAATTAAAGATCGGGCTTGTGACAACCCCGAATGTTTGCTTGACTCCTTCAAAGATGCTCATGAAGATCATCTTCAACCCAGTGTAGATTTTCATAATAAAAATCCACATGTACTCAACATGTTCTAGGAAAGTGTTCCATGCAGCCGTTAGCTGGTTCCCTATGATTGCTACCAATCCTTGGAAACCAGTTTGTAAAGCTGTGATACCCGTGCCCGTATCTCCCTGGAGGAAGGCATTGAAGGCTAGTTGGAATAGTTGTAGTGCTGGAGCAGCATAGGTGAAGATTCGACCTATCTGTCCGAAGGCTCCACTGATTCCTTTACCAAGAGCAGAGAAAGCATTTACTACTACCGGTATTTTATCTCCAAATAGTAGTAAGGCATTGAACACCATTCCAACAAAGTTCCAAGAGAATACAAATCTTGCTGTCGATCCAGCAAGAGTCAAGAATCCTCTAGCTACTGTGAGCAGACCAGTACCCATTTTTGCAAGAGTTGCTCCAGAGAAAAGACCTTTCAGCATCTTGGATGGACCAAGCATTGTCTTAAACATGTTACCGAAGTTGAGATACTTGGTAGCTGATAGACTTTGTTTGGCTTGTCCGATTCTTGCTGTTCTTGCAGTATTAGCTGCAAGTTGTCTTTCTCCAATGATTTTCCTAGCTGCTTGACGTTTCTGGTTAACTGATGCTGCTCGACCGATCTTATTCTGGGTGGCATCAGAGAGAGCCAGATACCCTCTTTGTTCTTTGACAGCAAGTGAGTAGGTTTGTTGTGTCTGAGTCATTGCTGACTTGACTTTGATTGCTCGTTTAGCTAGTTCTTCCGATCTTACGGCTCTTGTAACAATGTTAGTTTGTCTGGATATTTGTTTCTTTACACGGGTTTCCCAACCTTGTAGACTGCTAATCGTTTTGTTTAACTCAGCTACTCTAGCTTTGTTATACTTTTTGTCTCCCATTGCATGGAGTCGGTCGATGTCGGCTAATTCACGAAGAGCAGCATTTTTTCGTTTAATGATACCTTCTAGTTGAATTTGCCTTCCAAGATTTCCGATACCCCCTACTTTGGACAGCCGAAGTCCAGCATCTACTTGCTTTGGAACAACCATCTTGTAAGCATTGTTTAGCTTGTTGTAGACAGTTTGTTGTCGAGCTAGTTTATTTGCTGCAAGAGCAGCTCGTTCTTTTGCCTGGGCGGAGAGAGCTGAGTATTTTGCTGCTCTAGCTAGTCGAGCTTCTTGTTTGACATCAACATCTTTGATAGATTTGAGTCTTTTAGCTGTTCGTTGGTTTTCGAACTTTCCCATTGCTTGTTCGAGACCAATTTGGGATTTAAGTGCTTTTCGTTCTCGATAGACTGTTGCAAGTCTAACTGCTGATGCACGGGTAGACGACCATAGAGAAGCTGTGCCTCTCTTGATCGCATTGTACGTATTGACGAATCCAGAACTTGATTTAGCTTGCAAAGCTGTTAGCTTCTGTTGAGCAGCAATCAAGTTCTGCATGGTCTTGCTGGAGTTAACAGCAGCCATTGCTTTGGCTTGGCCTGCGGCAGTCTTTTTCCCTTGAGCAGCAGCAGTCATGCTGTTGATCTTGGTTTGCATCTTTGCTACAGCTTTGGTCTGGGCTGCAATCTGTGCTGCTCTGCTTGGGCCTTTAGGTGCAAACAGACTAGCTGCTCCTTTAGCAGAACTAATCATAGTCCCACCCAGGAATCGGAGTCCTCGTCCAGCAGCAGCTACTGCTTTAAGAGCAACAGCAAGTCTTGCAAGAACAAAAGACAAAGTAAAGCTACCTGCTGCCACAGCCGCCAGTATTCCTGGGGAGAGGAGAAAGGTAGCAACCAGTAGTTTGTTTTTCTTAGCTACTTCTTCGAACTTGGTTGTGAGGAATGCAAGTCCGTTAAGAGTTGAGGTGATTTCGTCGGAGAATAGTTTTCCGAGAGCAATCCGTAAGGATTCGATAGCACTGGTGAACCGGTGTAGTCCACCTTTGGCTCCACTTTCCATCTTCATAGCTGCAAGCCGAGATTCAGCTCCAGCATTCTTAATGGCATCGGTGAAGTCCTCTACTCGATCAATCTCCATAGCTGCTGTGAAAGCACGAGCACCTCGGATATTGAAGATTTCTTGGAAGAAGGATGTTCGGCTAGCTACGTCCATGTTAGCTGTGAGAGCCAACAGTTGACGGTTAGTAGCTACTAGGTCGATTGACCCAGCATCTTTCATTGCAATTGTGAATGCGGGGAATTTCTTCTTGATCTGGTCAACATTGTTGATGAGGTTAAGCATCATTGTGTTGAGGCTCGTACCAGCCAGAGAAGCCTTCAAGCCTGCTTCGGACATCTGGACGAAGAAACCCATTAGAGTTTCTACGTCGATTCCAAGGTTCTTTGCAGTACCTCCGGCATACTTGTAGGCTTCTCGAAGATCGACGATTTCGATTGTACCGAGACGAGTAGCCTTAACTAACTGGGAGGTAAGGCTGGTGATCTTAGCGGTACGTTGTTCAAGACTGTCATCGTTCTTGAACATATCGAAAGTACGGACAAGGTTGGCCACGAAGTCGGCAGACTCACCGAGAGCATAGTTAGTACCACGAGCCAAGTCAATCACACCTTGCAAGCTACCCTTTAGCTCGTCAGCAGAGAAACCTGCTTGAGCCAAAGAGATAGCTGCGTCGGCTACTTCCTGGGAGGTGTAGGCAGATGATCGTCCGATTGCAAGGATGGTTTCACCAAGGTCTTTCATCACAGCAGTTTCTTTTACTGTGACTGTTCCCATGTAACCCATCTTTGCAGCAAGATTAAGCATCTTGGCTTCAAATTCCATGAAATCTTTCAAGGTTGATCTGACAGCCAAGCCGGTAATCATGAACCCTCCGGTAGCATTGAGGGCTGTGTTACGCAAGCTCCTCGATGCCGCCATCATTCTGGAGGAGAGGGTTGTGATTAGTTTGTCAAATTGTAGAGTTGCCTTCTCAGTTAACTCTACAACGATGACTGCTTTACCGGCATTGATGCTTTGACGACTCATTAGTAGTCCCCTCGATTGACTAGACTTGTTACTACAGACTGGATAGCAGCTTTGGCTGTACCAGGCTTTTTCTTCTTTACACTGTCGGGTAAGAGTTCTTTGCTTTGGGCAGAACATGCCCAAGCAATTTGCTCTCGTTCGTGGGCTAGGTGTTCAATGTACATGATTTCACCTAGCGTTCGATTGTCTACTCGGATGCCTCTTGACTCGACTCGGTAGACGATGTTGAGGATTGCGGAGAATCGAGATTCAACTGTTTCAGTTCTCGTTTCATGATTTTCCACATGTCCCCCAAAACCCCCCTCTTCTGGGGGCTTGAAAAATTTATAACAGCTCCCCAGAATACTTCCCGGAAGTTGTCAATGGCTTCTGTTTCTTCGTCGAGTAGACTGAGGAACTTGTCCCAGTCGTATGAGATTTGAGGTTCGATGAAGAACCAACAAAGACGAAGAGCCAGATCGTCGTCCATCAACAAGTTGTTGATTGTTCTCTGGGTGGTGGCTTCGTCAACGAAGAGTTTGAGGATTTCGATGTTGAACTTTTCTGGGAGGGTGGAGTGGGCAAGTGACCAGGTGATTGCGATTGGGTAGGTCTTGCCACTAAACGTAAACTTTGCGATGTTCTTTGACATGATTTTCCTAACAAGTAAGAGAGTAAGTAAAAGTAACTTTAGTCCTACAGCTACGACAACGAAGCAGATGATCTGTAGTTCTAACGGAATGAGGGAAGTGATTAGTTTACCCATGCTAGATGGGTCACGAGATAGTAGACCAGCTCACCCATCTTCACAATTCCAAAAGGAACCGAACAGATACAGGTGTAGAGAAAAGCTGATTCAAGAAGGGTGGGTTTAGCGAACATTTTGCCTCCAAAATGGGGTGTTAAATACACTAACCCCATGACATAAGCCATAGGGTTAGTGTGACTAGATGGACAGTACGGGCTTAACCGTTCTTGACGATTTCGTTAAGAGCTTCGAGCAGAGCTACTCGGTTGAATCCACCAAGACCCATTGGTTCTACCTTTACTCGACGAGCCGAGCGTGGGTTCTTTTCTGGGGTGATTGGTGAGGATTCGACCAGGCTAGTCAACAGGTCGTCGACTTGATCTGCACCGAGGAAAGTAATCAACGGGCCGACGTTGGTGAAGATTTCTTCTGCCGACGTGTTGTTGATTGCTTTGTAGATCGTGTGGTTTCTGATCTCTTCGGCAAGGCTTCGAGCATCAAGAGCAGCAAATGCTCCTGGATCGTAGGAGGTAATCGTACCTGCTGCAGCCGTTTTTACTGGGGTGATCTTGCAACCAGACTTCACACAAGCTGCTGGCTTGAGTTTGAAGTTCTGCTTGCTAGCACCAGTTTCGGGGCCGCTGATCGAGAAGTCGAAGTTTCGGAACTTGCCCTTGAATCCGACGTTCTTGAGTTCGGTGAGGTATCCGGTCAAGATCAGAATGTTTCGGGCAAAGCTACGTGAACGCATGGCATTCAAATAGATGTACCCTTCGTACTCTGGGGATACAACTTGTTCGCCCGAGATTTCAAGATCGTGCTTGCTCTCAGCGTATTGCTTGTAGATTTGATCTGGGTCACGGACGGAGAGTTCTTCTTCGTCACCAGTTTCGTTGATCGACAAGTCACCGGTGATACCTTTGTGGTACACCCATACTGGGGTGGTACATGAAGAACCACCGGCAGTCGTTGGATCGTCACCGGTATCGTAGTACAACGATACCTCACTACCCTGCTTGTCACAGTTTGTAAGATCAGTTTCTCCTGGCATAGGAAATTTCCTTTGTTTGCGAAAATGGAATGAAGTCTAAACTTCTAGGGGATGGTAAACTGTTGAGCCAATCCTACACTGAACTTTTTAGGAATCGCACCTTTAGCAATAAGTTGCTTTAGAGTGTGATTCATATACGATCGTTCAGGATAGTTGTAGTATGCTTTTCTACTAAAGAACAGTCCACCAAATTCGTGAATATGGGGAACCGGCTCGTTGAAAAAGTTACTGGTTGGGAACTTGACTGGGCCGATGATTGCTGTTTGTCTGTAGACAAAGTACTCAATCACTCGTAGACCACCACGAGTCTTTGCAAACGGAGGGCTTCCTGGGGGTGAGGTTCGCTTGCTAATCCGTAGTGTGCGGATACACGATCCACGGATGAGAGAGGCTACGTCTTTTAGCCCCTTGTTGCTGCCTTTCTTTACAGTGTAATTAAACTTCTGTAAATAAAACATTGATCGAAAGAAATACTTAAACACGGCAACCTCTAGCAGACTTGTGTTCGGTAGATGAACTCGGTAGTTGACATGAAGGTTCTTTGACTCAGCTCGATTTCTACTGGGGGTTGTGGATCAACACTGTCGAGGGTGTAGTCACCCCACTTTTGTCGAATCACAAACAAATCCAGCTTTTCTCGAAGTTCAAGAACTTTCTTAACTTCGTCCCAGGAGGACACATCGTTCTTTGAGAACTCTTGAAATGGTATCAAGAGTGTAACCCCAAAGACAAGTGTTGTACTGATCGACTGGACTTGGCTTCGTTTGAGTGAGTCACCCATTTCGAAGTTTGTAACCAGTGGCATGATAAAGAGTTTCTTCTCTTTTGTTTCCATCAGTGTCTGGGGGTCGAGACACTTTTCAGCAGTAACGTATCCGGGAACTTTGTAGGTTCCCCAGACGTTGGTGTTACTCGCATTCATTGTGTCTGTTATAGTTTCGATGAGTTCTGCTAGCATGGTTTCCTCAGGTTCATAACCAAGACTATCTTTCTACCTTCACTGTCATTGTCGAAGTGACTACCAAGGTTGTCCATTACTAGCTCGAACGTTCTCCTGGAGGAGGGTTCTTCTACTAGCAATCCACGGACAATAGACAGTTCATACTTCTGAAAAGTTTCTCTGTCTACCAGTACATGGTAGCGGGATGCCATGACTTTGACTTGAGCAGAGTCATAGAATTGTTTACACTGAGTGATTGCTCCCTTGATAGGGAACATTGATTGACCAGGATAACCAATCAATAAGTCTTTCTCAATATGTTGAGAAGAAAACTTATAAAGACTATCCAGTCCCCAGGAAATAAGGTTCATCCCCAACTCCAAAAATTCAGGAAGGAAACCGGCCCCAGTTTCCCAGGGCCGGTATAGAAAAAGCTAGAGCTTAGTTGAACGTTGGAACCGTCCCGATTGCTGGGGAAGGTTCTTGGGTGTTCAAGACTCGAACAACCGAGGCACCTGCTGGTGCTGCGATTGCTTTGTTGGAACCATTCAAGGAGACAGCACCCGTCGGGATGACTGCATTACCGAGAATGAAACCGTTGGTTGGAGCTGCACGAACTGCACCACCCACACCAGCAACCACAGAAGTGACATCGTAACTCCACCAAACGGTGTCGTTCTGGATGATGTCAGCAGCAAGGGTTCCACCGATCTTGGCTTCGACAAGCCAGTCCATGACTAGCGTGCCTTGTTGTCCTGGGAGGATGACCGACTGGGCAATACCCACTCGTCCACCCAACAACACTGGTTCACCTTGCAAGATCGTGCTGCCGGTGGTGTTGTAGTAATTGACAGAAAGTGTTCCACCCTGTTTGATAACGCAGGGTGCATCGTATCGTTCGAGACGTACCGGGTCTGCTACCCGATTTGGTGTTGAAACTGGCATAGCCAAATGTTCCTTGTGAATGTACTACTTGTATTGTCAGTTTATTCTCGTACACGATTGTACGAGAATGTAGAAGGTCAAAAGAAAGTCGGACTAGCCGTTGAATCGACCGACTGCTTCTCGTTCTCGTTCGTTGATTTCAACGTCCCAATATCCTCTCCAACCAGCACCAAGCATGTTGCCTGGGAGGTCGACTGATTCGACGGTTGGTCGTTTCATGCCACGCAAGTAGGTGATCGAGTAAGGGCTGAATCGTTGTGACGAAGGCCACAGCATCCAGGTGTTCTCACTGACGAACGTGCTTGCAGCACCGTTGTTGAGCAAGCTGGTGTTACCCATCTGTGGGAAGGTAACTTGATCGAGCTTGCCAGTCCAGAAGTTCTTATCACCGGTCTTGACACCGTTGGCAGCACCGGTTTCCTGGACGATTCGGTTCTGGTTGAGGATTTCCCAAGCAGTTTCTTCGGTCGATAAGGAGGTGATAAGAGTCCAACGGTCGTTGATGACGTTGACGTAGTTCTTACCACGGTTCTCGTTGTACCGACGAAGGGCATTGTAAGCCGTTGACAAGTTGGCTCGGTTGAGTGCAAAGGTGGTTCGGCTGTTGTCACCGTCAACCCAGAAGGTTCCGGCAGCAGCAGCAGTAACAAGCATCAATCGTCCCAACTTCATGTCTGGGACAATCATTGCACCTTCAACCATAGCAGCCAACATGTCGGAGATAACTCCCATGTCGTCGTTGTAAATCTGCTCACGGTTGATGACGAGCATCTGGCCGATAGTGTCCAGCTTGCTTCGGTATTCCGTTTCTGGGCCGAACTCGGTCATTTCGAGCTTACCGTCACGGTTGACCGAATCCCAAATCTTTCCTCCACCTGGACGAATTCGTTGGGTGACTCGGAAGTCCTTGTTGGACTCTTCCTTGAGGTATCGGGTTGCAAACGGTGGGTTGATCGCCCATCGTTCTTCCATCATCATTTCGGTCGTTTTCTTCAACAAATTCGGCATGTCGACTTGACTGTACGACGAGTTGTTGAACGTCAAACGACTTGTGTTCTTGATCGAATCACAGATGATTTCGATGTCACTGTGACCAGTGAATCGACGACCGGTTTCATTGGAGTTGGCAACATTGACCAACGTCTCGATGAAACTCCAGTGTGGAGACTTGTCTGCGTTCTCGACAGTTTTCTTGTCAAGACCAGCCTTCTCCAACGTTTCTGGGCGGACACCGCAAGCCAAGGCAAAGTGTGCCAAGATATGCTGTTCGTTGCCTTGACGTTGGTTGTTGTTGACGTTTGGAACTTTTGGAAGGTTGTTGTTGAACATGTCGAGTTTGACACGGTTCTCGATGTTCTCGAAAGACTCGCCAGCTTCGTATCCAGCTTCGATCAATTGCTGATGATTTGGGTAGCTGTTCAGCAAACGGTTCAACTTGATGAAGTCAGTTCGAGAAACCGAGTTCTGAACTGGTGCTGGAGGAATCGCTGGTGCTGGAGCAGGTGCTGGTGTTGGAGCAGGGGCTGGATCAGAGTTCTTGATCGGAGCCGGAGCTGGTGCTGGTGTTGGGTCAGCAGCAGGTGGAACAACAGGGGGTTGAACAGGTGGTGCTGAGTTTTTCAGCATAGTGATTGCTTCCTTGTTTAAGAGACCGAAACTGGTGTTGGAGTCACGACCACTCATTGTGATCGTCATTTCTTTGAGGATGGATCGTTCAGCTACATACATTGGGCCTGTAACTTCACGGTTGTTGATGACACGTTTCTCTCCCTTTTGCAGGAAGGTAACGTCATCTTTGTTAGTGATTCGAAGCCCCATGCTGGCTTCAAAAGGAAACCCATTTTGCAAAGCTTCGACAACAGTGTTTGTCCGTTCAGAAGGGAAAGATGGAATCCCTTCACCGGACAAGTTGGTATCGGTCTTGCTGATGGAAGTTGAATGTCCGATCGGTTCCCAGTGTTCGTATAGAATCGGAATACTGTTTTTGTATTCGATTCCAGACAAACTGTAGATCATCGGATATTCGATTCCGTAATCACGAAGATTAACGGGTTGTCCTGAATATCCAGCAAATGACAACTTAGGCTTGCTGCCATTTTCTCCTGGGGAGGAGGTAGCTGGAGTAGCAAGATTGAAAACAGCTTCACCAGGCAAAGGTGCTAAGTTTGCTGGTGGTTCACTGTTGTTGATCTTGCTGTGTGCAGCTTTAATGGCTGCAAGTCTTTGACTCAGTTTCATCGGAGTTATTCTTCCTCATTGCCTGTGTCGTTTGCTGGTACTTCTGTATCATCTTCGGTTTTTTCCTCTTCGGTTTCTTCCGACTGAATGATACCAGAAGCTGCCGAGGTTCGACCTAACAAAAGAATCTTGCACATGTCACTGTACTCAATTCCGAGAAGGTCTGCTTCTCGTTGAATCTCTCGCCGTGGGTTACGTCCACGTTCTGTATAATACCTTACGAGAGTCAATGCACCAGTTTGAAGATCAGTAGCGGTGCTGTTACTAATCTTCTGGGGGTCGGGATGGTTGAACACTTGGGAGTAGCTTAACGTGTAGGTAAGCCCTTCCTCTTCAATAAACCTGAGAGTTCTTCTGCTGAAGTATTTATCAGTTAGTTTTCCGGCTTCGTACCAAAGCCGAACCATCTGATGAATTACTGGAGCAAAATCTTCTCGGTCGATATGGATTGTGTTCTTCCACGGTCCGAAGTCTACCTGGGAGGAAGCCATGTTGTATTTTCTGCTGTTGCCAGTAGCCAAGTTAATTGGCATATTGATACAACGAGCAGCAGCACCAACCATAGCATCGAGAGCTTCTGCATCGTCAGCCGACGTACCAGAGTACGACAAGCCTTCAAGCACAGCTCCTGGGGGTAGTGTGGGAATCATTCCAGGTTCATATTCCCACTTGCCTGTCGGCATCCCTTCTGCTTCTTCCTTACCCCAAACTGTGGGGTCTAGTTTGATCGCCATAGGAATTGCTGAACGAAATTCAGCACTACGAATGAGCGAGTCTAGGTATCGTTTGACACTAGGGAAGATGCAGAGTGCTGGGGAACACTCAGGGATACCACAAATTTGATCTTCAAACTTGTTCTTCCACCAAAGAATGATGTCTTTGGTTAAATATCTTTCACCCGTATCGAGAAATATCTCGATTGGTTCCCAGTTTTCGTTGTATCGGATTCCGTCCCAAATACGATCTTCGGCTCCAGCACCCATAGGGTTTTGTAGCTTCTCGGCTGTGACTACTCGAAGTCCTAGCTTGATTTCGTGGTTGGTGTTTTCTTTGTAGTACGGGATACCGATACCGATACCGGTTCTTGCAGCAGATCGTCGAAGTAGCCGAATGGAGGAACCTAGTCCAGTTTCTTGACAGAACTGAACCCAACGATCTTCGATGTTAGTATTAACATCTGGATCACTGGCTCCACCGATAAGTAGTGGAGAAGGGCCAACACAATCGTTAGCAAGAGTATTAAGGATGCCGTGGTAGTGGCTACCTTCTTCGTCTTGCTCCATCGAAACAACCATCAGCTTTCGACGAACCCAAGGGTGTCGAATAGCTTTGAGGAATCGTTCTTTTGGAAGTTGATTGTACTGTCCGGGGTCTTTCTTGGACAACCGGACACTGTTTTTGATCCAATTAAGGACAGCATCTAATCGTCGCATGATCGGTTGAGTTCCTTACAGGGACAGTCGTTTTTGGGAACTGCTTTTGTGAATCCAAAGTTAGCCAGGAATGGCTTTTTTGTTCCACGTGAGTTTGCTGCTTTCAGCAAGTCAATCAGATCGAACTGCTCCACCTCTTCCTGGGGAGTCTTGATTCGTTTAGGTCCGATTGCTTGCTGGATAGCTTGCAAGTTTTCTTCAAGTGACATGATTTGCCTAGTTGTTAAAGGCTGCGTATTTCTGAACGGCTGGGCCGTACAGGATGATTCGACCAGTAGCAGAGTCTCGGAGAGACCATTGCATACATTTCTCTGTTTGTTCGGCTGTTGCCGGAATTGTGACAGACACTGAGTTGGTTACAGAAGTCAATCCTGTAACAGCAATCAAAGTCGTCTTATCACTCTTCTCAATACAGAACGTCATGGCTTGTCCATCGAAGTTTCCTTCGGTAAGACTTACTAAGTATGTTCTGGATTCGTTATTAAAGAACACAAAAGTATTCTTCTCTAACAAGGTGTTGTCGAGATTGATGAAGGCTTCTGGACTTACAACAGTTGTACCACCAGCACCTCCACCACCTGCTGGAGCTAAGCTCAATGCTGTAGCTGTCCACTTGACCAAAGCTGTACCGGAACTAACCAACATGGTGGTGAGATCGGTTACAAGCTGTGGCAGAGCCGCCGGTATCCTGGCGAGGATTGTAAACACGTTGTTACCTGCTGTGTTGGCTCCGAAACTGGATAAGTCTCGACTCCACACACCTGTGACAATCTCAGTCACACCATCAGCAGCTAACACTCTAGCAGACAAAGCATCTGTTGCAAAGTCTACTTCTGTGATTGACCCTGGTTGAAATTCGTGGATGTCAGCAGCAATATGGTGAGCACCAGTAATAGCTACTGTTCGTTGTGCTGTATTACTGATGACTACACCAGAACCAAAACTGTTGTTTGGCCAGTTGTCCGTATGTAGTGCCGACCAAGTCGCTACAGCATTTTGGCTAGCTGTCGGAATGTTGCTAACTGCTGCTGGGGCTGATGGTAGTCGTGTATCGATCGAGTTGACTGTGGTTTGTACAGCTTGTAGGGTCGTTAGTGTGTCATAGTTGACCACAGACCCGACCCATTCGATATAACGGGCTTCGGCTGAGACAGTTCCTGTACCGACAATCCGCAGACTTTCCTGGGGGTGGGTTGATGAAACAGAGTAGGTGAAGGTGTATCTTCCTGTTGCTGGGTTGGAGACAACAGAGAGATTGGCAGAACGGTTTGTGCCGCTTGCGTTCGCAGCAGTAACTGTTGGAAGGCTATCAAGGTTGACCAGTTTTCCTTCATTATCTCTAACGGCGATCGTGAAGGTGTACAGGGTTGATCCAGCATCTGGAATCTCCAAGAGGGGTGAACCGTAAAGATTTATGAGAGCAGACAAGTTGTTTAGATTTCCGATTGCTGTATTTACAGCAGCTATCGAGAAATCAAGATTGTTGAGTCGAGTGTCGTTGGCGAGGAGTGGATTGGTAGGAATCGAACCGATCGGGGCATTGAGGTTGTTCAGTCGAATGTCTGTGGTTAGCAGAGGATTCGTCGGAATGTTGTCGACACTGATCTGTGTTGCTCGAAGTGATACTGTAACTTCGTTAGCAACAGAAGCTGGGAAGGCAACAGCAGAACTAGCTGTGACAGCTTGTCCGGCTAGTTGTACTGTGTTGACTTTGTTGTTCTGATTCTCAATTGAGAACCGAAATACAACATTCCTGGTGAGGTCAATAGTGTCTACTGTACCTGCTGTAAATACAACAGTGTAATCTTCACCAACAACAAAAAATGGATCAGACGTATCAATAGTAATTCGGTGACTACCAACGATACCATCAAAGTCGGTTACGACGTTTGCTCCTGGGAGGGTGTATTCGCTTACCGATGAGTTCTTGTAAACAACAAAAGCAAATCCAACAGAGGGTGTAGCTGGGACTTTACTTTGGTTGATCGTGTTGAAGATGTACCGGATAACAGTACCCAAAGTATAATCATTGCCTGAACTACTCATGTTGTTACCTAAACATCGGGTTGATTAAAGGGTCTTGTGCTGCTGGAGTTCCAGAAGCTCCGTATTTGGTTTGTTCGATCAAGATAAGCATCACAGTACGCCAAAGTGATGATAGTGCAAGGGTGATTGCTGTCGATGTCCAGATCGATACTCTACCTGTTTGAAGCTTACCGCAAGTCTGAAATGTCGATCCATTGCTGTCTGCAAATAGATTTGTTAAAGCTCCTAAGGTTTGCCCAAGATTATTAGTTGTGTTACGGTTAATACCATAAGCAAACAATGCAACATCTTCTGCATCTTGAGCAAATGTACCGGTAGTTTGCCCACCCCAACTCATTGATGTATTGGTTGTGCTTCCGATAATACGGTCACTTGGAAAAACAATCGTGTTGGCTGACCCTCTCCATACTGTACCAGACAAGTGATTAGCACCAACCCATGTACCGAAAGTGTCGGCATTAGACTGAGCATACTTGTATGCGACTATCAATGATCCGGTCGATACACTAACACTGTAAAGGTTAACCCATCCACTAGGTTTTGTTGGGACGGTGGCATTTGCGTCTCGATAACCAAAAGCGATAAATGTATCACCAGCAACATGATTTGGCTGAGTAGAAAATGTATCACCAAGTATTGTTCTTGAGTCAACTAGACTAATGCTCATGTTACAGTTCAGGTTTTGTTAAAGGATTTCCGTCCCACTTGCTGATGTTTTCTCGATGACGATGCAATCTATCTGTTGCTTCGTCATCCATTTCTTGTTTTTCGAGTGTGAGATTTAGATCAAACTGTGCCTGCGAGATTTCCTGGAGGGTGGGATTCAACTGGTGTAGTTCAAGTAGGCTTACTACTCTCCGTGTATGCTTGGCAAGTTGCTGAGCAAATACGTTGGGAATCTTTACCAGTTCAGCATTCTGAAATTCTTCACCGGGTGTGAAGTCAGAAGTTGCTTGTTGAATCATCCAGTTGTGTCCTGCGGCTTGGACAGATTCGATGAAGTTATTCATGTTGGCTGTACCGATCACCCTTGCAACCTCAATGAGGTTGTACTTTTTCAAATCAACATAAAGCTGATTTTTAGCATTCAGGGCTGCCTGCAACTCTCCTGGGGAGAGGGTGTTCCAATTAGGAACTAGAGCTATTACTGGTTGGAGCTTCATGTGGCCCTCGACGGTTTGATCTCTTTGATTTGTTCTTCGAGGGCTGCGATCTTTGTTTGTTGTTCGACTTGAGTTCGGAATAGCTCAAGCCGATCTTTCTCACACTGTTCTGATCGGGCTTCTTGCTTGGCAAGATTCAACTGGAGGTTAGTGATAGCCTCCCTGTTGTTACTTTCCAGTTTACGATAAAAGAACGCAACGAGCGAAGATAATGTAGCGATCACAGCGAGCAATCCTTTTTGCCACCAATCGTTAGGTCCAAGTGTTGGTTCCAAATCGTTCATGATTCTTTTCTATGAGGAAAGAACAACTTCAAAGTTTTTGTCGGTAACTTCCGACCCGTTTGTTTTAATACGCAGTTGATCCAACCCTCTGGTGAAGGCTGGGTCATACTGGAAGGATCGGGCAGTCCCTCCGACAGATGCTGAGACCGAGGCTCCTGTACCTGCAACGTAAAGTACGTCGAAGGTCACTCCTTCGTCAACTGAACCTTCGATGGTGAAGGTGGTAGCTACGTTCATCACAGGTGCTTTAACACGAACCAATCCCCATCCTGCTGGGATTTCGATTGGTTCACTTGTGGTGGACATAGCAATAGTTTTTAGAGTTTGTTTTCTGATTTGTGACATGACATTGCTTGTTGAAGAATATATAATCCTAAATCCGGATCGACACAGTTTCTCAAAACTTGTCGTTTGTTTTCGATCAGACTACTACTGACAGCAGAAGAAAGTTCTTCTTCAAAATCAGAAATTTTATTCTTTGTTCGAAGATTTGTAGCTTCAAATTCTTTGTTGTTGATCGGAAAATTAGACCAGAACAAGTGTCTTTGTAGAGTCGCTGTTGGTTTAATTAAGGGTATGTAGTATGGTTCGGTGTTTTCGACCACCCACAAACATTTACTGTAGGTTTGCAAGAAAACAATCATCCCGTACAAGGACATGTCTGGGATTATTTCTTGATAACCTTTACCAAGCACACCGACATTGTGTCGGTACTGTCCGTGTGACTGGCATGGTGGACTAGCCCAAATAAAGTCGTACTCTTTGTGGTGCATTTCTAAAAAGTTTTTTGCATCACAGTTTACAACTTTGTCGTTCGGGTATAAGACTTTACAAACTTTATAGATCGCATAGTCTAACTCTACAGAAGTAACTTCATGTCCTTCCCAGAGTTTTCTATTACCACCGATACCAGCAAACAGGTTGAGAATCTTCATGGTACGTTGGGGCAAGTTCCGTTTACACAAAGACCTCGTATCATGGCTTTAACACACTCACGATACGAGCCGACATCTTGTGGATTGAATTTAGCAATCTCTCGATCAAGTGGGATTCTCCATAAGTTCAACCAGTCTTTGCCTCGACTTTCGGGTTGTCTCATGGAGAAGCAAAGTTCGATTGTAGCAGTTACGGCTCCCTTTGCTTCTGGGAGGGTAGCTGGTAGTGAGTTGATTACTTTGAGTAGGTTGGTTTGCAACAGTTGGGTTGTTGCTGGATCGACCAGGTTATCAACTCCTGTTCTGGATACTACCCGTATGCTGTCAAAGTTTGGAGCAGTCGGAGGAGGAACTGGAGTAACTGGAGTTGGTTGGGTCGGTAGAGGAGTCGTAACTCCTGGGGAGGTAACTGTGATCGTGTGGTAGCTGTAAGCAATGTTGGCTTGCTTGTCAGCAACGATCAACCCAAACTGGTATTTGCCGGGTGTCGGGATGGAAAAGAATACACTCGTACCGCAGGAGGCTGATTGCGATTTGAGTTCTTCTGGAATCACCCAGACTTTGTTGTCTCCTACCGCATCTTCATGTGATAGAAAAACCAGTGTACCAGCTAGTGCTGTACTCGGCCCCTTTATGGTTGCTTTCAGGGCAGGAGATTCTTGTCCTACGGATTGTAGAGACAAGAGTACAACTAAGACAAATACCAGAGGGCTGAAAGTTTTCATGGTGGGAGATTACTTCTTCTTGGGGACTTCGGTATACGACTCAGCAGTTGCTGGTTTGGTTACAGGAGCTGTCGGGGCCGGGGCTGGTTCTTGTTTCTTCTTGCGGTTTTCCAACCACAATTTGAAGAGTTCGAGCAAGATAGGGATAAGGACTTCCCAACCTTGAACTCCAGCAATAGGAGGAGAACCAGCCATAACCGAGACTTGAGGTTGAGCCAGGTTGTTGGCTTCGGTTTCAAGTTGAGTCAACAACGACTCAATGGTTACTTCGGACATCGTTGACACTTCTTCCTGGGGGAGAGGAAGAACTGGCACACCAGTCTTTTCGATAACACAGCCGATCAGCCACAAGGTGTTCTTGATGGTTTGGGTGCTTGGGCCGTTACGGAACTCAGCAATTAAGCTGAACACACAGGACAGAGAAATATCGTTTGTGAACTTAGCAGAACAAGACATAACAGATTCCTTTTAGGAAAGTGGAGAAAGGGAACAAAAGACTTGGAAGGACTCGAACCATCCACCTCCGCCTTACGGGGCGCTCTACCTCTGAGCTACAAGTCTTGTGGTTTACAGTTTGACGTACTGGAGTTTTCCAGTTACGTCAGGAGTTACAGCATCACTGGTACAACCCAATGCCCATCCGTGTGGCACAAGCACTTCCCTGGGGGAGATACTTGTTGTTCCGGTGATGTTCGTTGTGTTGAATCGGTGGACTGCGATCATGTTGTTGGTAGCACCGATAGGGTTGTCTGCATTGTACAACCGAATGGTGTGGGTTCCTGTACCCAGGTTGTTGCCTGAGACAATGTAGCTCCCACCTTCGAGTGGGCCTGTGGTAGCCGATAGCACGTTTTGTGCTGGAGAGATTGGAATGTCTCCGTGAATCATACATACTCCAGTTGGTCATTGAGGAGAGCATTGATGATCTCCGAGGTCTTTGGAACTCCAAATCCCCAGGCAGGGTCGAAACCAGGTTCTCCCTTGTCTTGGGTGTACAGTTTGAGAAATTCTCGGACAGCTTCTACTCCATTGAAAGCTGGATACCCTTCTCGTCTCATCAGTTCGATGATGAGGGCAAACAGTCCAGCAGCAAAAGGTGTTGCCATGCTAGTACCGGACATACCTACATAGCCATTCGAAGTAGAACAAGAAATGATGTCTTGCCCTGGGCAACACATATCCATTTCCCGGCCCCCAGAAGAGAAAGAGGCTCGCTGTCCATTTTCTTGGTAAGCACCAATACACAAAGACTCTGGGTACTTGGCTGGGTATCCGATTGTGTTGTACTTCCCTGTGAAGCCGGAGTTACCAGCAGCAGAGACAACAACACAACCTTTCTGCCAAGCATACCGTAGAGCATCTTGCATTGGTTGGTACGGGGAAGATGATCCAAGTGACATACTAATGACGTCAGCACCAGCATCAACAGCCCATCGGATTCCCTGGGAGATTGCTTCTGATGAACCACTTCCTCGATTCGACAAGACTTTGCCAACCAGTAGAGAAGCAGCAGGAGCCACTCCTATACCCTCTCTCCCTAGGATCGTCCCTGCACAATGGGTTCCGTGCCCATTGCCGTCTCTCCAGCTCTCACCCTGGATAAACGAACGCCCCTCTACTGGAGTTGGCAAAACATCGTGTGGATTTAGTCCGGTGTCGAGTACAGCAACTTTGATGTTGTTGCCGGATACTCTTTTCCAGATCGGATTGAATGTGTCAGGTGGTAAATGCCAGAGATTTCCCGGAGTTGCATAAGTGATTATGTCCGAGGTTAAATCTGGTGGGAGGTGTACAGGTGGGCCAGATTGGGTCATGATACGAAAAAAGGTTGGAGTCCAGTGGATTACCGGAAACCAACCTTAGTATCATGCTGTGATACTTAACCGTGGCGGTTCCCGGTATATTATACGCCGGAAACCGCTAAAAGTCAAGTAAATTTTTAGAAAAACGCGAATTATTATCATGGGGTGATAACTATCGTGTGACGATCCATTCATTTATTGGGTAGCCCGCATCAGATGCTCGATTACCAAATTGAAGTACAATCCAGTCTAGCTCTTCTTTTGTCCACGGAGTTTTGGCTGTTTGACCAGAGAATAGTTTTGCCATTTTCTTGTCAAGAAGGTAGGATGTCAGCGATTCTTGGGACGACATACCATTTTTGTAGACAACTTGGCGGAAAATTTGACCGACAAATCTTCCATCAAATTTGTCTTTTGTCAGGTACTGTATACGAAGATTCTGAGGTTTCTCTTCAATCCATTGTTTGACAAAAGACATTACTATCTTTCCGGCTTCCGTGTTTTTCTCTGGGGTGTCGATCCCGTAGATTCGTAGATGTTTTTGCACAAACATTCCTGGGAAGGGTTCGGTAGGTAGTATACAGTCGAGGGTATCTCCATCAATTACGGACAAAGCAAACGGTGTATAAAATGATGGTACGGTCATGATTGTTTCTCGTCGGGATGAATGTAGGTGTCGGGTTGTTGTTTTTGTTCTACGGCGTGCTGTAGAGCTAACGTGATTCTAGCCATCGCATGAACTAGATGCTGTTCACTACGATCACCACGATTCCATTCGTTGATATGGTTCATGGCATGGTTTAGGTGATCCCACTGTTCGATTTTTCTCCAATTTTCTTTGCCGTATTTTCGAGCACCAAATCCAAGGGATTGAGCTAGAAGTCGAAGTACGACTGGAGGTATACAATCGAATCGAGCAGAAACAAATGATTGGCTACCTCCTTTCTCGTTCACGACCGTACGACCTTCGAACGGATTAGGTTCGTCAACCGATTTGGGTTCAACGTAGTCAAAATGTCCTGTGTTCGGAACGTATATCTGTAGGTACTTTTCTAGTACACTGTACACGTTGTCTGCTTCTACAGGTTCTCCTGGCAAGTGGGGGAGGTATCTGTTTAGATGATACTTCCATTTGTCGTCGATATGCCAAAACATACTGTTGATCTCATACACTTCTGCGTGGTACACAACTTGTTGACCAACAGTAAATTTGGCTGGGACTTGAAGTGGCGGCAGCATTAGTAAATCTTCTTTAACCAGCTTGTGTCGTGGTATTAGAACATCTTGTTCTACGAGGCTGTACTTCCAAGGCCCAACCGTGTATCGACGATTTGTTACTCGGTAAGCTACGTCTTTGAAGTAGACGATGTCACCTATGTTAAACTTTGGTGGTGGGGTGGGTTGTTTACTTCCCATTTTTAAGTTCCTTTAATTTCTTGGAGTAAAGTTTGGCCAGAAGAACGTATATCCTGGGGGAGATAGGTGTTCTTCCGTTGGTTAGGTTGGATACGTGAGTACGACTGATGTCGATAGACCTAGCTATCTCACTTGGCCCAATGATCTTTCTAAGCTTCATTAGTAAAGACCTCCCTTCACGTCCTATTACATATGTCACATTCTCGTATTCGTTAGCTAGACGCACAAAGTGTTTCCAGTCATCAGTAAAGATAGGGTCAGGCAGAGTTTTAGGTTTCATGGGTTGGTAGTTATCCTCTTCCTTGTAAGGGTTGTAGACTGAGAATGATAAAGATTCCATAAAGTGTTCTTATTTTTGACTTTGGAGGTAAAGTCGAAAATAACAACAAATGTTATCTTTGACTTTGAATGAAACTTCCCATGTCGAGTTTTTTAATCTCTTTACGGGCTTTAAGGGTACACCCTGCTTTGATAAGCAGAGCAGTTCCACCAACTGTGTTGTCAAGGTATTCGTTGTCGAAGGCTTCGTGTTCTCTAGTCCATTCGACAACAATACGGTTTTCTTTGACGTTAGTTTTGGTGGTCGGGTCTTCCGCACACAGATGTTCTGCGTACAGTTGGTGGTCTCCCGGATTTTCTGGGATGAAGAGCTTGTAGGTTCCGATAGAACCTGATCGAGCAATGAATCCTCGGTGTACCAGAGTCTTGATAGAGTTGGTATCGATCTTGAGAAGTTCGACAACTCGGTCGGTACTTGGAGTCGAGAAGCAATGGAAGTGCATTGTTCTGTCTCCGTGTACTTGTTCCATCATAGGACGGTCTTTTACACCGTAGAAAATACCTTGAGTTCCTAACATTAACGATCTGTGACGACTCTCTCGAATGGCTCGAAGGATATGGTCTGTTTGCCACATCGTATCAAATCCGATGTAACGGTGAACCATTTCGTGACCATCTTCTCGTTGGTAGATCGTGTTAGCTAGGATTTCTCCAAAGTCTCTTACGGCTTGGTACATCATACCGCCGAAATCTTCTCGTTCGATGTCGGGGTAGATATGTTCAAGTCGTTTGAGAATCTTACCTTTCTTCCAAAGCACACCTGGTTGTGGAGGGTAAGTACCGTAGTCAATTAAGTACGGTCGTAACTCTAAGTCGGAAGCAAACGTACCGTAGGTGAGTACGTCAGCATTACAGTCAACATGAGTTACTAAGTGCTTGCAATGAGCCGGTATCTTTCTCCTGGGGAGGTGGGATTGTTTGGTGACAATTTGTTCGGGAGTTGCTTTGAGGACTTCTTCGTCAGGGTTCCTACGTTCTACCTTACACTGACATTCAAAGTTGAAGGCTTCTTCACCTTCTTCAAAGAAGAACGTCATAGCGTGGTGAACTGGAGACAATTCGATTGGATCATCGGTGTCCCATTCGTAGGCCCATTCCCAAGTAGCTTCTGCACCTTCGTGAAGAGCATCATAGTTTGCCTTTACAAACTCAGCGGCTCTACGTTGGGCTTTCTCTCTGTCACCTTCTTTTCTTCTATCGAAGTTTAGGAGGATAGCAGAATACTCTTCCCACAAGTCCATGTTTTTAGGCATAGACTTGATCATTGGGTAGAGAGCAACTTCCCAAGACGGTTCATCTAGAATGAAGTGTGTGGCAACGTCTCCCTCGATGTTCGGTGTGATCGTCATGACAGCTCGAATTTTTTTCGAATGGCTACCACCGAACAACACCGATCGTTTGATTGTTCGAATAATCTTGAGGGAAACTGTTGGACTTGTTGCTTCCTTGTCTGTCTGAATGTCGTCGATAAGAACAAAGTCAGGACGGATAACTTTACCAGCCTCAGGCCCGTACCGAATCTTACGAGAGATACCCCGCAAGTTATCTTTGGTACGGACTAGAATAACAGCACCGCTGCTCGGTTCTCCTGGGACGTGTGGGAACCTGATGCTGTCTTTAGACCAGTCTACGTGGGTTGGTTCTCCGTTCAGGGTTTGTTTGGCAGCTTTGAGAGCTTTACCTTCGGTAGCATGAAAGCACTTCATGACAGTCGGAAAGTATTCTTCAAGTGCAGGATTGCTGAGCAATTCTGTTTGAAGTTGTTCCATAATGTCTTGAGACTTGTCAATTGCCGAAGAAACGATCAAAGCAAACTTAATGTCCCCTGTTAGGATACCGAGTAGGAGTTGGTTGACGGCTCTGGAAGTCTTTGCAAATCCTCGAGGTTCTGCTTGTACAAGTTTACCGCGAGACTGGACAATCCGTTGGAATCGTCGAATAGCAGCATTCTGTTCATCCCCGTACGGCTTTTGTCCGGTACTGTTAGGGAATAGAAGTTGGTGTGCTTTGACGTAATCGTTACGAACCTCGTCTCGTTTAGCCTGGATTTCTGGTGTAATTGTGCAGTCCGATTCAACATTGTGAATCAAAGACTTGTAGAGTTCTGTTCGACGATCGTTACGCTTCTGCATAGAGCTTTGACGTATAAATGCCTGCACGGTTTCTTCTGGGGAGAGAACCTCAGGTATTGATCCGTCATCTTCGAATTCGTCGAACATACTAAAAGTTGTCTTAGCCATGTTACTTCCTACTCAAATCCGATGTGTTGGAGTGAAGCTGTCAATTCTGGTGTGAGTTGTACTTTGAGTACCTTACGACCAAGACCAGACGAAGAGTCCGAAGCAACACCGTACAACATACGGAGAAGCATCATGTCTTGTAGTTCTCGGTTTACTCGTTCGATAGACAAGTCCGTTGCTTGTACAAGCTCGTCTCGACTGTAGGGTCGTTTCATAATATGACGACAAATCCGCATCCGAGGAGACTTGAAGTCGATAATGTCACGAACAACTTTGGCTACAAGTCTGTCCACAGTCTCGTTCGGTTTGTCAATACCGAGAACGATAGTAGCACAGATGTATAGCTTGGTAAGTTGTCCGATCAGACGAGCAGGAACTTCCACGATTGGTTCGGAAGCTACTTCTCGTTGACCGAAGTTTTCACGGTCGACTTTGGTACGGAGAGTTGCAGCAAGTCTAGCCCAGGTCTTGATGTTCTGTTGTTCACGATGACCTAGTTGGACTGTACAGTTTTTCTCCATCAACAAGTCGATGAATCCCTTGGCAGCAGCAACGACCGGCATTTCTGGGGGAAGGGTCGATGGGTTGTTAGCTACCATCATTGATCGTTCGAGCATACGATCTTCGATCATTTCACGGTCACGATCTGATAGATCGAGTTCGAAGTCGAGGAACCGTTCACCCAAGAAGGATGAATCGGATCGACGTAGAACGTGAGTACCGCAGAGGATCATAGTGCTACGAATGTTTCGGTAGTCGTGGGAAACCATGTTCTTGTAGAACGTCGAACTGTCTTTGTCGTAGAAGTCTCGTAGCTCAGAGAAAATCTGTTCTACGTTCTTCTGACGAAGCAAAGCATCGGCATCCTTGACGATCAGAGTCTTACCAGCAATCAATGGAATCAAAGATGCGTCGGTGTTGCCCTTCTCGTCTTTCCAACCAGAGAACAAACCAGTGAACGTAGATTTGAGAACTACCTGAGCAGAACCGCTGACTACCTTTGCTAGAGTTGTTTTACCGGAGGATGGAGCACCGAATAAACGACCCCACAACTGTTCTCCTTCTAATCTGGTCGAGTAGATCGACGACAAGATAAAGAGAAGTCCGAGTTTCATTGGTTCAGTTGTATGGAACACTTGTTCATATCGTTTGACCAACTCGTCGTAAGTAGTACAAGTACGGTCGGCTTCCACAGTCTCAATGGTGTTCTTGACGACCACCACGTTTTCTGGGGAGGTGTAAGGTGTAATCCATTCCTTGATCTTACCAAATGCTCCTCTACCGTATTCTCGGTAGCAGTCATTCATGTCGTAGCCTACAGGTTTGTCAGCAGGCCAGTTGAGGTAGGATATGGATTTGGGTTTGTACTGTGATGCAGAGATATGTTTGAGAATCACCTGTTCGTAACCTGCTCGACCCGATGTATCGTTGTCGTAACAGAACACGATATGCTTCTCAGCAAGATACTCACACCACGAACTCTTCCACACCCCTGCTCCTGGGGTGCTAGTCACAGAGATACCGTTGGATGCAATGATTGCTTGTGTGGCTAATCTGTCCCATTGGCCTTCTGCGATCCAGAGGGTATCTTCTGTGGTTTCTTCCCAGTTCATGAGCGTGTGCTCAATTCCTGGGGATGCCATGATGATCCACTTGTCTTTCCATTCGTGGGTTTCTTTGTCCTGTTTACGGGTAAGAGCTACCTTGTAGAGATTGTTGATCTTGCCGTTCTTGAACGTAGGAATTAAGTAGCTTCCGTTGAACTCGTTGTACTTGAGACCAGCATCTTGAATACATGATAGCGGTAGGTCTCTAAGGTTGGCGATGAATTGGGAAGTACGAGTTACGTTGTCGAATCGGTTGTACAGTTCTCTTAGGAAGGTAATCGGATTACCACTCTTGAGACAAACCTTGCAATCCCACAAACCAGATTCCTGGTTGTAGAAGAAGTGTTTTTGTTTTTCACAAAGAGGACAATCAGTTACGAATTGATTGCCGTGTTGTTCGGGTTTGAAACCGGTATGAAATTCAAACAGGTGCACAATAAACTCCTAGTTTCTTGGTGTGTTTTTGAGGATGCGGGTTCGAAGCTCGTAGATTGTTTTCTCGTCTGCCGGAGAAGGATCATTGAGTTCTTCCGCAATAGTGGACTCGACGTAATCAGAAATCTGTTGGACGGACTTAGCCCGACGAACAAAGTTCTCAACATCGAGAAGAGCAGCCTTGAGAAGGATAACCTTCTCTTTGAGTGTGTGTCGTCGATATTCAATAGAGTTACGATCAGGAATAGTCATGAGTTTATCAGTTCTTGAATAATTGGGTTGGTTTCGTCGGAAGGATGGTAGATGAGTTTCCAGTCAGCTTCACAAGTCGGAATGTATGTTTTACCGGCATCAGAGATAGATCGACACTTTGCCTCGATAATGAGGGGGAGTGCTGCTGTAATCTTTACTTCGGTATCCATACTATCGTGTACTTGTGAAATCAACTCACAACCAAACTTCTTGTAGAACGGGTGTTTAGTCCATTCAATCATGGCTTTCGACATGACCATCCCGGCTGTTCCCTGGACGTAGTAGTTGGTTGCTTTGAAGGGTTCGTTAGGTGGAACGTCGAGACGATAACCACCCATCGTGTGGACAGAAAAGACAGAATACTTGAGGTAGTTACGTTCTGCCATTGCTACCCGACTCTTGGTAAACTCTTTGATACCGGGGAACCGAGCATCAATCTTAGCACAATAGTTTGGAGCATCTTTGCCGTTGTGGTATGTCTCGTTGGTCTTTAGATCAGTTGCACCGTAAATACGAGCAAAGTTACCGTTCTTGACAAACCCGTAAATCTTGAGAGCTTTCTTGTGGACTTCGTTGTGCTGGTTATCCTGGAGACGTTTGGCTTGTCGGTAGGCATCCATATGTTCAGGGAAAATAATTTCCATGATCATCTGGTGAACAGACTTACCTTGCTCGAAGGCTTCGATTAGTTCTTTGTTACCTACGGTGTAAGCCCAGATTCTGAGTTCGATGTTGACGAGGTCGGTGCTGATCCAGACATATCCTGGAGTAGGGCCGAACAGAAATCGCAATACTTTATCAGTGTTCTGGTCGTTTGGACTATTCGAGCTTTGGCGAGTTTCTCTCGTTCCGGTGATATTGAGGCTGGAATGGGTTCGGTTATTTTGATCAAGCCAGTTGAGGAGTCCCTCGATATCCGTGGCCTGCTTCTGCTTTCTCTTGTAGAGAGCAAGTAAGTTGAGCGTAGGTGCATTATGTTCTCTTGCATACGATTCGATTGCTTTCTTGTCCATTGCTGGAGTTGTTTGTTCTGAGTTGGTGTAGTATTTGACCGGAATGTTCAAACACTTATGAACGAGGTGGATCAAGTGGTCTCGTTTGTTCGGATCGAATCGGAAAGGAATACCAGCTTGTCGTTTGATTTCCCAACGATGTTCTTCCATTTCTTTTCGTAGTTGTTCGATCATGGCTTGAGCTTCTGGGCGGTAGAAGTTCTTACCAACTGTTTGCATACGATAAGCAATAGGAAGGAGTTTTTTACGAAGCTGGTAAACTTCCCATAGGTTGTCAGCAAGTAGGCTGGTCTTGAAGGCATCCCATAGGAGTAATGTACGTTCGACGTCACGAACAGCATAGACACGGCAAGCATCCATAGCTAGCCAGTAATCTTGCTTCCAGAATTGTGTACCGTTGGCACGGAGTCCTGGGAAGAGTGGATCACCTGCTTTGGCTACTCGATAACCAGCAAGTCTTGCTGCTTTGACTTTCTCTTTGACAATCTCTGCTAGAGTATCTTCATCTTCGTCGGAGTAGTTGAGGTATTTGACTGCTAGGTCTTTGAGATTGTGGGTGTCACCAGAACAGATACAGTGCGACGCAAGTAGTGTGTCCTCGATCTTGTCCCAAAACAAATTAGGGTCGATACCGATAGACTCTAATGCACGAATGTCGAAGTTGGTGTTGTGGAAGATTATCTTGGTAGCTTTCTTTACTAGAGAACGAAACTCATTTAGTTCTTCTTCTTCCCAGAAAACTTCACGAGTGTACGGGTTGACAGTTCCTTCAAAGATGTAGGAAGTACGACCGTCACAAGCTGTGATCATGAATGGTTTGCATCCATGAAAAAAGTCTGTGCCGGTTGTTTCGGTGTCAACTGCGAGTAACATTATTTTTTACCTTTCTGGAGGGCTTCGTGGCAGAGGTCGATCCATTTGCCCAGATAAGCCTGATTGACAGGTCTATCTTCGGCTATTCGAGCTTCTTCCCACCCTTCTTCTGGGGGGAGGAATGTTAAAGTGATTGGTCGTTGAGGGTACTTGTGTCCTTCGATTACTTTGAAAAGTCCGATAGGATTTGTTGGGTACTCTAACCGACGGGTGCTTCTGTCAGCATAGAAGAACACGGCTATTGGGCCGGTGTAGTCATCTGCTGATCGTTTACGTTTCTTCTTCGTCGTCATCTTCTGCAAGCCTTACTGGAATAATTGTGATAGGGAAAGGGCCATTGTCGTTAGCCGAGAGAGCATTAACAACTCTCTCGGCTGAGTAGTGGTCAGGGAATAAAATAGCCGAGGTTGGTTCGTCTACCCAACTAGGGCATATGTCGAGAGCTATGTCACAGTAAAACATCAGGTGACCGTGTATGTTTCTTTGAACAGCATAACGTACGTTACTCAAAGTAGTCGCCTTTGCAGTAGGAGTTGAGGTGGTTGATAAGGTACTTGTAACACCGAGGGGCTTGGGTAGGTAGCTTAGCTAACCCGTTACCGTATCCGGTTTCACAGAACACAATCGATGAGGTCTGATTGAGTTTTTGGATTTTAACAAAGTCCTCCAGAACAACGGTGGTGAACCAGATAAAATCACTGTCGTAGAAGTAACTCGCTTTGTCGTTACGAGGAGACTTCTTGGTTCTTATACCGTAGGTGTTTGTCAATCCACGAACGATAGCTTGACCACTAGTTCCGACACGTTCAAGGTTGTCATCAAAGATGAACGTTTTGTCTGGGTGTCGTTCGACTATCTGAGGTGTTAATCGAATCTGAGACGACAGAAGGTAAACTCCGTGTTGTTCAATTGTTCCGTCAGGCTTGTACACCTTAGGGACAACTTCTCGAAAAGCTGAGTTGTTCACAGTAATGGTGCTCGCTTTCTTCCCTGGAGGTATCCTATCAGGTAGATAGCTACGTGTGTTGCTAAGAGTGCGGCTATTTCGTACATGGTTCTTCTTTCTGGAGTTTTTCTCCTCGAATGAGTTTGATTTCCTTGGGTACTGTGAGTCCCAAGCGGGCTTTGTTTTGTCCGTGGATGGAATGGAAACTGATGAGAATGTCACCAATTTCGATGTAGGTTCTTTGTGCAAGACCTGCTTTAAGAGTGACGGTTGGTGATTTGAAGCTGATCAAAACAGTATTGAAAACTATGTTCTCTACTGTAAGAACGGCTTCACCGATATGGACAGACTGCCCAACTTTACGGTTGTAAATAATCATGGGTCTTTCTTTCTGAAAGAGTGAGAGAAACAAATAAACAAAAAGACCGGACAGGAATCGAACCTGCATCTAGGAATGACTTCCTCGCTCTACCGTTAAGCTACCGATCTTGACCGACTACTCGATAGAACCGCTGACCAGTGTAGACGATTTGTTAATATCTACAGGTTCTGTGGTTCTGTTGATGACCGTGTTGAGTAAGTCAACAACATCGTTACTATTGACAACTAAACCTTTCGAGGGTTTAGCAATTTCAGGATTGCATCCGTCAAGGATACTCCCTGAAATCAAACCGGCCGATCCAGTGTTCAATGAAACACAAACCCTAGTAGAGGCTGTTGTTACTGCTCTGTTTGTAATTTTGCAGTTGCTGATTGTAAAATCAGTAGCTTGTAAAAACAAACAGTTAGCATTGATTGTCGATGTCCAGTCTAGGTACGAGACAGAGACTTGAGGTCTTTGTCCAGATGTCCAAGGACAAAACAACGTGCCGCAGTTTTTTCCTGGGAGGGGTGAAACTTGTACAGGTTCTGATTCTGTACCATTGATTTCGAGGATACCTCGATTGTAGAACACGATGCCAGGCCCATCAACTTTGATGACAGTTCCTGCATCGATCACAAGTTTTCCTCCCGGTTGAATGTTGCACTGAACAGTCAGCAAGTATTCCCCTTTCGTGACTGTGGTGGTTTGACCGGCAACAACATTACGGACAGGGAATGGCGTTTGACCAAACGCTGGTACAAGAACAGCCAATCCAATAACTAACGAACAAACGTAACGCAACATAACTAAACCCTTCCATAAAGGAACACGAAACAAAAACACAAGTACCGAATTGGGATTCGAACCCATACCTTGCAACATCGGCCAGACAACTTGGTAAGCTTCCCAAGTCGTCAGTATCTCCTAGAAGCAAGATGCCTTTCCTGGTGAGGCACAAACATTCGGTAACAGGTTGGTTAGGGCCAACCACTCCACTCTATAGATTACTTTGGGTAATCGCTCCCTGACTGAGGTAATGTCAGATACCTATACTCTGTTTGGGTTGAAGGAACTGTGCTTAAGTGAAACCAGTTGGATACCCCATTGGGGCAGTTAGTCTGGTTTTGTCTCGGACAGTCCCAAACAGTTACCTGTACAGGTTACAGGCAAACCAACCGTATGCACGGAAACGACTGTTGTATCCGTATGCAACACCAGATTCGACAAGTGTACGTTGGTTGTAGTAACAGCAACGACGAACCGCATCTTCTGGGGAGTGGGTTGAGAATCCTACACCCTCGTATCGGGCATTGCCGAATCCTCCACCGACATGGCAACACGATCCACGTGCAGCTTGTTGTTCGGCTTTAGATTGTGCAAGTCCTGTAGCAACAGATTGTACAACCGACCGAACCGGCTGGACTTCCTGGAGGTATCGGACTGGTGCTGATGCGACGACGACCGTTGACTCGACAATTTCTCCGACAATATAGCTGGTTCCTTCGACGACGTTTCGTACCGGAGTTCGGTAACAGGTTCCGTTGGAGCAGTTTTGTCCGAAAGCAGAGATAGAGCTAAAGAGAATTGTGGCAATCAAGCAAACAACAAACAAAGGGGTGAACATCTTCATAGTGATAGTTTTCCTTAACACAAAGTCTAACAATAACCAGCGGTGGCTCACTGGCAAAATTTGTAACGAAGTCCACTCGTTAATGCTACTAGAATACAAGGGTGTAGACTAGAACTGCAAGACATCCTACTATCGAAAGGATAGCAAGACAGTACAAAAGAACAAACAACAGGAAACCTATAATGGTTTCGTCGTCGATAGGGTCGAATTCGCTCATGGTTAGCCGATCAGGTCAACGTGAACCATCTTCTCCATCCGAGGGTCGTCGATATTCTTCAAGTGAAGTTTCTTCGAGTCGGGAAAGACTTCTTCGACTTTCCAATCCATGTCCAGGTACTTCACTGACGCTCCAACAGTCGGAAGGGCAGTAGATGTTTCCTGTGATGGGGCAACAGTCGGGGTTGGGGCCGGGGCAGGAGTAGAGACGGCAGGAGTCGAAACTACTGCTGGGTCTTTTGGGGCCTGCATCATCGACGGAGGAACAATGCTGTCGTCCTGGGGGACGTGTTGATCCATCGGTGTCAACCGGATTTCCTTGCCGTCGTCCAACGTGTTACGAGGGTTCTCGATGATTTGGAAGTGGAAAGCCAAACCTGGGGTTTCCAGGAAGTAGCTACCGATTTCCGTCGGACTCTCGTAGTTGGTACGAATCTCACGTGGGAGACCGATTCGTTCCAAGTCGTTCAAGAACATCTCGAACCGTCCAGCAGCATCCATGTTTGCCGAAGTAGCAAACCACCATTGCTTACGAAGAGTCTTGCCTTGGTAGGCTTCATTGTCAATGACGTTGAACGTCATTTCGCAGTACGGTGTTCCTTCCTTGGTCGAACCGTCAGGGTTTTTCTTGTCTTTGCTCTTGTCGAGCTTGAACCCGGTAACGATAGCAGAACCGGAGGCTCCGATGGGAAGAGGAACATTCTGCAAGCGAGACTCAGCTTGCTTGGCTTCTTCGATCTTGGTTGTGTTACGGCCATAGAAGGACATAAATTCGCTGGATACAGAAACTTGCTTCGACATAGTAAATAAACCTTCGTAGATAAAAATCAACACACAAACAAAAAGGGTAAACAACCTACACTGTGTAGACTGTTCGGGTTAGGACGCAGAAGTCGGAGTAGCTGCCTTTCTGTAGACTTCTGGAAAATGTTTGGACAGGTTTTTGTAAGCCTCTTCGGACGAACGACCCATCGAGATTACTGGGGGCATACCCCAACGATTCTTGGCTTGGTGAGAAGTCGAGAGAGTTGTGTAGATGACACGGTTGTCCTCTTCACGAGCTTTCCCTTCCATTGCCAAACCTTTGTTTGCTTCGGTAACACGGGTGATGTCAACTTGCAGATTGAGGAAGAAAATAAATCCTGCCCAAGCTGTGAGAGTCGATCTCATACCAAGACCCTTGTCACCATCATCGAGGTTGATGATATGGCAGAGGTAATCTGGCCCCATCGTGTTAGGAAGTGAAACTGTACCAACGTGTCCGATAAGGATTACATTGACACCAGCATTGGCCTTGTTGTTACACAAGTCCAAGAATTGTTGAAACACCACCGGCGACTCTTTCCTGGAGCCACTACTGTAGCTGTGGAAGTCTTTGGTAGAGTTACCATAGCAGGTCTGCAAGACGTAATCAAAGATTTTGTTCTGCAAACCCTTGGTCGAGTCAATCACAATCGTACCCTTTGTAACTTTGGTAACTAGTGCCACCAGTTGTTGAAAAGAGTCGATGATGTGATTGATGCTGTTGCCGGGAACTTGTCCGACAATCTCTAAGTCCTGGTATCCTGTCTCACCGATTGACATACAGTGTACAGGGCCAGCAAACTGGAGAGCAAGGCTGGTTTTACCCATACCTTCTCGTCCATAAATAACACCTGTCATACCACGCAAAATGATTCTCCTAAAAGAGAGGGAAACAAACAAACAGTTAATTGGTCGGGTTCTGGTCTACCTTGGCTTCGGCAGCTTCTGGGGTGAACTTGCCGGTTGGGTGACGTTTTTTGAGTTTTTGAATGTTGAGTTGTCGAAACTGGTCGAGCGTTAGAACACGTTGATCGTCAGATTCTACACAAAAGTCACGAAGGAAGGTTTGTCTTGCTCCGTTGATGATCAGGTTCATTCGAGCAAAGATGTCGTTGAAATCGACTTCATGTCTGTAATGAATCCGTTTCTTGGTCAAGTTGAGGATTTGCTCCACAAACTTTGTCGCAAACCAAGAAAAAGACACATCGAATGATTGGTTGAGTTCTGGCCACTCGGATATACCTAACAATTTAGGTATCAGTACCTTAACTTCTACCGCCGACAAAGATTCTTGAACTATGCTGCCCCACCCAGCGTGGCGAGAGATGGATAAAGATTGACCACAATGGATACGAAGCAGAGTTTGAAGTTGTGTCATGTAGAAGAGCAAGTCCCCTACTTCTTGACAAGCTTCGTTGTAGAGGTGCTGGTACTCTTCTGGTGTTTCAGCATCCTCCATTTTTTCTTCTTGTTCGACGAGTTCAAGCACTTCACCGCAGAACCCGTTGATACAGTGAAGCACGTCGAGTTTGT